GTGAGTCAGGCGCAGGTAAATCTTACATTTGTGCAGGTAACATTGTAAAGGCGGCACAGGATCAAGGTATCTTCGTTGTACTTGTTGATTCAGAAAACGCACTTGATGAACAATGGCTACACGCACTTGATGTTGATACATCAGAATCTAAACTATTAAAACTTAATATGTCAATGATTGATGATGTTGCAAAAACTGTTAGTACATTTATGGCAGACTATAAAGAAATGCCAGAAGAAGATCGTCCTAAAGTATTATTTGTAATTGATTCACTTGGTATGTTATTGACGCCAACAGATGTTGATCAGTTTAATAAAGGCGACATGAAGGGTGATATGGGTAGAAAACCTAAGGCTCTTACTGCACTTGTTCGTAACTGTGTTAATATGTTTGGTAGTCATAATGTAGGATTAGTAGCAACTAATCATACGTATGCTTCGCAAGATATGTTTGATCCAGATGATAAGATATCAGGCGGACAAGGCTTTATCTATGCATCATCTATTGTAGTTGCAATGAAGAAGTTGAAACTAAAAGAAGATGAAGCAGGTAATAAAGTTACTGATGTAAAAGGTATTAGAGCGGCTTGTAAAGTTATGAAGACAAGATATGCTAAACCTTTTGAAGGCGTACAAGTTAAAATTCCATATGAAACAGGTATGAACCCTTACAGTGGACTTGTTGACTTGTTTGAAAAGAAAGGTTTGCTAAAGAAAGATGGTAATAGACTAAAGTATATTTCATCTGCTGGTGAAGAAATTAAAGAATATCGTAAAGTTTGGGAAGCCGGCGAGAATGGTGTTCTTGATACAGTCATGAATGACTTTAGTAAATTACAAGATGAGGTAACTACGCAAGAAGCAGAAGAACCTGCTGAAACAGTTGAAACAGTCGAGGAGTAATATACTTTATGGATAGTTCACAAATTGTAGATACTTGGAATCTTTTCAAAGAACACGTAGACAAAAAGCATCTTGAAACTCTTGCTGAAAGGTTTGTTGATCTTTTGGCAGACTATGGTGTATCCGATGAAGCATTGAAAGATGCTATGGGAAGTTGTGATCAATTAGACTCTGCTATCAATTATTATCTTGATATTGATGAAGAAATGACAGCAGAAGATGATGACTGGGATTAATTATGTGGTACAGTAAAATATCAAAAGATATTAGCCATATTCCAGATGCTTTACAATACTATGAAGACGAATTGGTTGAAGCGAAGAAGGAAGTTCGAATCTATGGCAACGTAGAAAAGGCGGCGGCATCAATGCCTGGACTTGTTGAACATCGCTTCAATCAGTTACAAGAACTTGAGGCTATATTAGAATATCTTAATATAGAATTAAGAAGATTAAGAAGTTCTTTTTTCAAAAAATATTTAGAAAACTATCAACGTGCTTTGTCAAGTAGAGATGTAGAAAAATATGTTGACGGCGAAGCAGATGTTGTAGACTACGAAAAAATTATTAATGAATTTGCGTTGATGCGAAACAAGTGGTTAGGTATTACTAAAGGTTTAGATCAGAAGCAGTGGCAGTTGACTAACATTACTAAACTACGTGTTGCTGGTATGGAAGACGCATCTGTTTGAGGATAAAAAATGTACCAATTAGATAACGGGTGGTACGTACCTGATAATGAAAAGAAAATTACAAGTCATGTAATTAGTAATCCGAACAAAGAAAATCCTACATACGAATATAGAGTAAGAGATAAAATTTTAGAAGCATTACCAGTATTTGGAACATTTGTTGATGTTGGTGCTAACATTGGCATATGGAGTTATCCATTTCAAAAACACTTTAGTAATGTAATTGCATACGAACCAAGTCCAAGAAACTTAGAATGCTTGTATAAAAATGTAGACAACATTATTGTACATGAAGCAGGACTTGGAGATGTAAAAACAACTGCACATTTTGTTGACAGTGAAGACAACTGTGGTAATGCACATATTGTACATAAGGAAAAGAAACATTCATATCAAATTGAAGTTAGACGTTTAGATGATGAAAATTTAGAACAGTGCAACTTGATTAAGATTGATGTACAAGGTTATGAATGGCCTGTAATACAAGGTGCAAAACAAACTATAGAAAAATTTAAGCCTTGGGTAATTTTTGAACCTAATCAAGATGTGGAAGAAATGGTAAGGTACTTTCACAATTTAAATTATTATCCTTTGAAATGTAAAAGTAAAACCTGTTGGATATTTGCGCCAACATCTGGGCCTAATGCTCCAGATACAACATACTTTGGTACTAACGGTTTTCAACAAGATTTTGCAGTAATGAAAGAATTATATAATGACAATTCTGCATGAAGCAACTCACTGGCACAAGAAAAAATTAGGCACCTGGCCGAACTTAGATAATCCAAAAACATTTAATGAAAAGATTGCTTGGTTAAAAGTTTATGATCAAGATAGAGATCAAATTACTTGTTGTGATAAATTAGCAGTCAAAGATTTCATTGCAAAAGACTTTGGAACAGATTTAATTATTCCTGCAACTACAGAATACCCTATGGTAATCAAAGCAAACAATGGTTCAGGTGGTGTGCGTTTTGCAAATAATAAACAAGAAGAAATTGAAGCAGAAGAGTTTTGCAGACAAAAAGCATCTAAGCCTTACGGAAAAGGCAAAGGCGAATGGGCATACAGATTAATTAAGCCAGGTGTTGTAAAAGAACAAAAACTTGAAGGCACGGGTGTCGATTACAAATTTAATTGTGTTCATGGCGAAGTAAAATGGGTTACTATGACATGGGACAGGCATGGCGGTAAAAAGAAAGAGTCTATATTAGATCCAAACGGAAACACTACTCCACTGCATTTAGTACACACAATGAAACACGTAGAACAAGAACCATTTGACGGATTAGAAAACTTTCTTGAAATGAAAAAGATAGCAGAGAAGATAAGCGCCAGATGGAAATATATTAGAGTTGATTTATATTGGGAAGGACAACCTAAATTAGGTGAACTAACTTTTTGGCCAGGTGGCGGTTGTTATAAAACACCTGATAATTTAAAGTTTGGAGAACTGTTAGATATTAATCTAACAACTACCAAGGAACCGGTTATTGCATGATTACCACAGAACATTTAAAACAATTAGAAGAACACTTTGGCGGATATCATAATAACGTACCACGCAATAAAGTAAGTGAACTTGCTCCAAAAACAAAATATAATCCCAACGGTATGTCAGGTGGAGATAGAATGACACGTCATGGCTATGCAGTTCATTACAGTAAACATCTTAAGGATTTTGATTGTGTATCGACTGTGGTAGAGTGTGGTATTCTTAAAGGCACAGGACTTGCTATATGGAGTAAATTATTTCCTAATGCAGATATAATTGGTTTAGATATTGATATAAGTCATACACAAAACAATTTAGATTTTTTAAAAGGAAAAGGTGCATTTGAAAATAAAATGCCCGAACTATACGAATATGATCAGTTTGCAGACAATACAGACAAACTTGCAAGTATTCTAAATGGACGTAAAATTTGTATTGCTATAGACGACGGACATCATAGTGATAGTGCTATACAGAATACATATAACACCTTTAAGTCACATCTATGCGACAAGTTTGTGTACTTTGTAGAAGATAATAGAACTGTGTATGAACAACTAAAAAAGGAACCAGTGCAAATTTTTAATTACAAAAAACTGGTGGTAATGCAAAATGTCTAATGTATTAATTATTACTGCATCGGATATTAAATTTAAACCTATGTGTGATATGTTAGTGCGTTCTATTGAACAGTTACGATATCATCAGTATCACGTATTTGACTTAGGTGGTTTAGGTTATGGTGAAAAGTTTTCTGGCAAGTTTCAGGATAAAGCAGGTGCTAAGATTCCTTGTAAACCTGAAATGATAAAACGTGCATTAGAAAAAGTAAATGACAATGATTATGTTGTTTGGTTAGATGCAGATACAATACTGTGGGATAATCTAAATGGTATCAAAGACAACTACGACATAGGCGTAACAATTCGAGGAGAAAAGTTTTTCAAAGATCAACCTTGTAACGCAGGTGTATGTATGTTTAAGAAGACACCTCGAACATTGCAGTTTGTTGACCGTTGGATTGAAATGACTAAACAAGGCAAGAGTGATCAACGAGAAATGAACAGAGTGCTTAGAGGTCATATGCCAAAGGATTGGATAAACAGAATTATAGATATTGACGGTGTACAATTTAAATTGTTTCCGTGCAGTCTTTATAACAACTGGGGTTTTAAGAAACCACAACTTCATTGTAAAGTAATTCATTACAAGTCATCTCGTCGAGATCATTGGCCTAAAAGAACTGTTGCAAAAGCAGAAAACGGTGCACCAATAATGGCACATAGATTCCCAGAGGACGTTTAAATACTTGCATGAAACAGCAGATTGTAGATCATATTTTAACCACACACAATGACACTTACTCTTTACAAAAGCGGTATAGAAGTCATCCTGATTACAGTTTATTAACTATTGAAAATTTTTTACCTATTGATGTAGTTAAAAAACTTGCAGGTGAACTTGACAACATTCCATTAAATGAATGTAAACATTTTACCCGTGCTGGTTCGTGTATGTATGAATTTAACAACTGTGATAAAACACCTTTCCAAGATCAAATTGTTCATGCAATGCACAGTTCAACATTTATTAAATGGCTTCAAGAAGTAACTGATACTGTTGATCTTATTCCTGATCCTCATCTAATAGGTGCAGGTTATATGAAATCATTTGCAGGTGATAGTTTAAAAGTACACACGGATTTTAACTGGTGTGAAGAACTAAGATTGCACAGAATGTTAAGTGTTGTAATATACTTAAATGAAGACTGGAAAGAAGATTGGGGCGGACAACTTAATTTCTATGATACAAAAAGAGATAAAGTCCACACTAAGGTTCCTATTAGTGCAGGTAACTGTGTAATTTGGAATTATAATAATTTTGCATTTCATGGATATCCAGATCCAATGACTTGTCCAGAAGGTGTAAGCAGAAAGGGTATAAGGTTTTTCTATTATGTTAGTAATGCCAAGCATGACGATAAGCATCCTCCACATAGAAGTTTATATTGGTATGATGAAAAAACAGGAACACCATACGATCAACCATGGAACAAATAAAGTTAGAACTACCAAAGTTTGAATACAAATCTTTGATGTGGGAAGACAAAGACAATATTACCTATGAAGGTAGGTCAAAGGCTTTTGAAGAACAAAACAAAAAATATTTTCTTGCAGGTTTCAACAAAGAAAATACAAAATACAAACAGGCTTTTTCAACACTAAAAGAACATACGGATTTTGCAGATACACTATTTGATAGATACACAGTTGCTTTTATGTATCAATTATCAGGACAAACTCTGCCAAGTCATGTAGATACTTTTTATATGGTATCTAAAAAGTTTGGTGTTGATCCAAATGAATGTTGTAGAGTAAATGTATTTCTTGAAGATTGGGAATCGGGTCATTATTTTGAAATTAATGAAACTCCAGTCTTGCAATGGCAACGTGGTGATGCTATAATAATAGAAAAAGATGAACCACACCTTAGTGGAAATTTTGGAATGAAACCAAAGTACACTATGCAAATTACTGGAGTGAAGAATGAATTTAAGAGGCGCAAAGCCAGTTAATGATAACAGAATAAAAGAGTTTTTACAAAACTGTAATCCAACTACAGATTTGTATAACGAAAATATTGCAGAAGAATTCAAACTAAATTTCTTTGACTGGATTAACAGTAGTGGTAATAATACATTAACTGGTCTTGAAGATTTTACAAATAGAAAATTATGTGCAGGCACTGTACAAGCATTTGATCATTTTTATTACAGACATAAAGACAAACGTTTTAGATTTCTAAAAGGCGAATTTATGTATCATCAGGCTTGCCTTAAAAATGGTGGCAAGTGGGAATGGTTAAATGACATTCCTTTACTTGAAGGTGATGCTCTAATATTAAGTGTACCATTTAGTGATAGAGGTGTACAACATCCTGCAACAGATATGCTATTAATGAACTGTGAACAGTTTGGTATTCCAGTGCTATTAGACTTTGCATATTATCCTTGTACAAAAGATATCAATTTAAATTTAAGCAGATATCCAGCAGTTGAGACTGTTACTTTTTCTATTTCCAAAGCATTCTACGGTGCAGAATTTTTAAGAGTTGGTATGCGTTTAGAAAGACAAGATACAGATGATGGCATTGATGTATTCAATTCTGTTGATATGCACAATAGAATGTCATTAAGTATAGCAAACAATTTAATCAAAGAATTTAGTGTAGATTGGAATTGGCAACAGTATGCACAGATTTATAACAACGTAATAGAAGAACAAGGTTTACATCCTACAGACTGTATTATGTTCGGACTCGGCGGTAATAAATGGAAAGAATACAACAGAGGCGGAAGTGTAAACAGGGTTTGTATAAGTGAACTTATAGGAGAGAAGATTAATGACAGTAGTAAGTAGTCATAACGATTGGGATCCATTAGAAGAAGTGTTTGTAGGTATTGCCGACCATGCACGTATTCCAACTGTGGATAAGTCAACACACTCATTTGGTTTTGCAGATTGCAAGTGGGAACACATTAAAGACCTTGAAGGTCCATCACCAGAATGGGTAATCGACGAAGCAAATGAAGACTTAGATAATTTTGCAAAAGTATTAACAGACTTAGGTGTAAAAGTTAGACGTCCTGAATCAATTGATCATTCTAAAGAATTCGGTTCACCTGATTGGAAGACAACAGGTTGGTACACATACTGCCCAAGAGATTTATTACTACCATTAGACAATCTAATAATTGACTGTCCTGGTGCTATGAGAGCCAGACAGTATGAAACTACTGCATACAGAGATTTTTTGTACGAAGCAATGGAAGGTGGCACTGAATGGATTGCCGCTCCACGTCCAAGATTACTTGACGAAAGTTATCAACTTGAAGACCTAAGTATTCCAACTCTTGTTAACAAAGAGATTGTGTTTGATGCACCTAACATTGTGCGTCTTGGTAAAGACTTATTGTATCAAGTATCTAACAGTGGAACTAAACTTGGTTATGAATGGCTTAAAACTATTGTAGAGCCAAGAGGTTACAAGTTGCATCTTGCTGAAGGCTTTTACAGTTATTCACATTTTGACAGCACAGTTATTCCTCTAAAGCCAGGCTTGGTATTGTTTAACGGAGATAGAATCCGTCCAGACTTTTATCCAAGTATCTTTGAATCATGGGATAAGATATTTTTCCCAGGTGACAAAGTAATTGATATTGGTACCA